AACGCAGTCGCGCGATAAATCGCAAGCGCAAGCCGCTTATCAGCGCGGATCGCCAATTTACCTTTGATGAAATAATCACTGTGGCTGTCGCTCACTTTGATGTTTGCACCACGGCGGCGGAAGATTTCGCTGTAAAGTTGGAAATCACCCAACAGCGCAGTGTTCTCGGTCTCAGCGGTTGTGATCACCGCAGGCAGACCCCAAATGCGTTCGGGACCCGCTTCACTGGGATTGCCCCAGATGTAAATGCCGTCAGTCGTGCGCAGCAGGCGGATGTCCTGCCAATCGTTCGGGTGGATCACAATTGCAGACGGTTCAGCGAAACCCGTGGCACGGACTTTGGTCATAGCCTTATAGATCGCGTCGGGTGTAGGATCTGCGCCTTTGGCTTGACTCTGCGAAACCGCAGTGTGGAAACCGTTCAGGTTCGGAGCGTTGTTATCGCCAGTAAGCAACTGGGTCTCTTCAGCCAGTTCGAGCATCATCAACAGGCGGTTATCAACCAGCGACTGAGCCTGGGCAACATCCTCAAGTTGAATTTCGGTCACAGGCAGGAAATGAGCGATTTCACGCACAGCCACCGAGCGTTCGGTGTAAGCCAGTGCGCTTTCGCCATCCTGACCACCTTCAAGCCGTGTAGCGGCATTGTTGGTATACGTGGTTTCTTCCATGTAAACCACTGCGGCTTGTTCGGTCGGGGTCTGCGGAATCAGATCAGCCAGCATCGGGCGGCGATGAGCATACTCAACCACGCGACCCGTGCGGATGCTCTGAGGAGCAAAGCCAGCGCCAGTTTCCATCAGCGTCTTGTAAGCGAGGAAATCGAACTTATCAAGTTTGACTTCCAAACCCTTGATCCCGCGACGGTTCTTGTATTCATCAGCTTCCACGAACATCTGACCGAGGCTCTTGAATTCGCGCTGAGCGTCAGTCGAAGCGCCCTTGCCATTCAGCGGCAAATTGGTCGCAGGGCGATTCGCATCGCGCATTGCCTGAGCATTCTTCTGGTACACATCGTCAATGCTCTTCGCATCTTCGAGCTGCTTGCCCAGGTCATTCAGTTCGGCATTGCGAGCCTTCACATCTTCCAACTGCACAGGGGTCAGGTTGTAAGCGTTCTGACCATCCACAACGGTCTTTGCTCCATCAAAAATCGCGGCAAGCTCAGCCTGCTTTGCGTTCAACATTCCTTGTAATTCTTTTACGGTCTTCATCGTATTGCTCCTTATATTTTTTTGTTTTATCTCCTCCCCAAAATACTCCGCCGCACTTTGGCGGATATTTGGGGGAGGTCGGGAGGGGGCTAAAGCCTTGCCCTCATAAATTCGAACTTCGCCAACTCATTCAACACGCTCTTCTCATCAGCCATCGGCATCGTCTCGCGCAAAATGGATTCAATCTCCGAAACCATCTTTGCAAGCCGTCCCCGCGTCACCTCTGATAAATTGCGCCCTTCATTCGCGCGGAAGTTCTTGCGGTCTTTTACGCGCTCCAAATACTCCTCAACGGTTGCCTCAACCATTGCAGAGTGTTGTACAAAGGTCATGCCTGTCACAGGCAAACCCTTTACTCCTGCCGTAGCGGGGTTCATACCCCAATTCACATCCGAAATATCATAGAGTTCAATTTCCAATAAATTTCTACGATGTCGCGGGTTATCAGGATTATTTACATCCTGCGATAAATTCACTTCATACGCATAAGACATTTCATCTACACTGCCCTCTTCAATGTTTTTGAATACCCATTCTGATAAAGGAATATCTTGAAAATATTTGCGCGTCACCAACATACCGCCCGTAGCATCTGGTGCCCATTTCAAAACGCTTTCTGGCAATTCGCTTCTACCAACCTCGCGGATTTCTTTGATGCTGGCAATGGGTGGGTTCATTCCGTTATGCCCCCACAAAAACCGCGCGCGGCTTCGTCCCTCGCTCAAACCCTTCGCAAACGACCCATTGACCGACACATCTCCGCCGCTATCCACGTTCCCATGCACAGCGAAAATTCCAGTCACCAGCCTGGTCTTTGCATCCAACTCCTTCACAAAATACGGCAAAGTTTTATATTGCATTCTCATCTCCTTGTTCTTGACTTTCCTCCCCCAAATCGGGGCGCTCTTCCCCTATTTGGGGGAGATGTCGGTACTCCGACAGAGGGGGCTGTTCAAAAAACTCTTTCGCCTTCTCCAAAGTATTGATCACCGTCAAACACACGCATCCATCCGAATCCTTCCGCATCTGAAATAGAACATCCGTTTCAGGCTCGGCAAACGTCCGAAAATATTGCGCATCATACGTCACACCCTCAATGATGATTTTTTCATACCCACCCTCCCACCACCGCGCAATCTTCAACGGCTCTTCCTTCGCATGTTCGATCTCTCTAAAAAATTGATTATCCATAATTCATCCTTCATCCTTCATCCTTTGCTCTTATCCCCGCTCCCCAAACCCATACGCCCACGAATCCACCGCATCCTCATCCCCAAAATAAGGAGCCGCCGCCCGCGAGCAATTCGGGTGCTGCAACGGATGAGACTCAAATAAATCCACCGTCCAAATTTGACCATTTGCCAGATTGCACGCTGGCGCAGAGTCATCCGCTCCACCGTCCAAAATTTCAACCTTGCCCAAACCAGCCGCCTTATATCGTTCAGCCGTCGCCGCATTTTGAGCCTGCCCCAACTCAGACCGCGCAATTGCCCGCGACTGATTTTTATAAGTCTCATCAATCACATCCCGCAACCCGCGCATGTTTGCATCACCGCGCACCAACTGGTCAACGCCCCAGCCGTTATCTGCGCCATACTGCAACGTCTCACGCATCGCATCCAAAACCGTCCCCTCAATTTCTTTTACGTGTGTACCTGCCATCCTCAACGCCCGCGTCACCGCAGGATCGCCCAGGTCAAACGCCACATCCACCCCCAGCGCCACATTCCACGTATCCCAAGAGAGTTGGATCACCTCCACATAAAATCGTTTCACCAGCGTTTCCAATTGCTTCTTATCATCCGCCGTCACCAAATCCTCAGCATCAGGCAAATCCGCCTTTACCTCACGACCTTCGACCTTCGACTTTTGACCTTCGACCCGCGTAACAACCCGATCCGCCAACTGCGAAAAATAAACATCAACAGTCGCAGTCATCCGCTTCGCCACCTCATTCCGCAACCGCAGCAAAACAGAAGACACCGCTTTTGCCTTTCCTTCGTGCCCCTTTGTTCCCTTTGTGGTAAAAGCCTTTGAACTATCCCTCACCACCATCTGACCCGCAGGCACAAACTCACTCGCCAAACTCACGAAATAAACTTCGTCCCACTTCTCAGCCCGCATCCCCAACTCACGCAACGCCTGCGCCCGCGTCAATAAAGAACGGTTGAAAGCCAACGTCACCCGCTCCCACATATCTTTCTTCTGTTCCTGCAACGCCCCCACATTCCGCAGGTCAAACTGAATGGTGAAATCGGCGGGCAAATTGAAATCATCCTTCAACCCATTCAACAACTCACTCGCCAAACTGCGCCACAACGCCATCAACGTCTGCTCAGTGAACGCCTTGCGCGCCGCCGTATCCCCGTAATCACTGCGCTTGATACCCACATTCAAACCAGCCACACTCGGAGGCACATGGAAATTCGCCGCGATGCGCGTCTCAGGCACATCCGCCAAAGTCTCAGCCGCCAGTTTGTTCAGGTCATAGCCCATCTGGTCAACTTTCATCCCGCTGGAAATAAAAGCAGGCTGTCCCTTGCCATGTTTCGCAACCCACTTTTGCCCCATCGCGTCCAACTCATCCTGAGTCGGATCGTCCCCTGGCTCCAGCGTAATTACCACGGGCGGAACCGCGTTGTTCTTCAGCAACGCATAAATATAAGAGGATGCTTCGCTGTCCCTATCAACCTCACGCGATGACAGTTCAATCGCCCCAATCCCCTTATGCGGATTCTGCGGGTCAATCATCCACTTCCACTGGATCACATCGTCTTTTGAAACCGCCACCTTATGACCATCGCCCGAATCGAATTCATAATAGGATACAAAGCCTTCAATGACTGAATGACCAGCAATCGGCTCGAACTGCAAATCTGAAAATGGATACAACGCCACAACCTTCCCCGAAGCGGATCGCTGTTTCCAGATATAGCAATTGCCCCCGATGGAGGCATACGCAATTGCAAACTGTAAAAATTCAGCCAGCCCCATGTCACCGTTTGGCGTCCTCAATAATTGCGTAATCGGATGTTTGTAATCGGGCACGAACCGCCCCTCATCCTCAAACCCGCCCAACAAAGGCGGTTCAGGGAAAGTCAATTGCAACGTAGTCGCGCAAGCCGCCACCGCCGAGTTTTGCTTATACCCTTCCACCACCAACTTGATGGGTGAAAACTTGGTAAACGCATAGCGCAACCACGTAGGCGCAAACTGCAAAGTCCGCGCAAAACTAACAGCCGCCTTACGAAATAAATCACGAAAAATATTCATCCTTCATCCTTCACGCGAAGCGTTCATCCTTTGACTTTCGACCTTCGACCTTTGACATTTTCTATCCGACAAAACTCTTCCGCAAACTTCCCGTCATCTCCAGCAACTTGCTATATGCCGAAGCCGCCGCATCCACCTGGTCATCATGCCCGCGTGGAAAACTCAAACACTCGTCCACAAAATCAGCATTCCACGCGCCCAGCATCATCCGCACCAGCCCGCCCTGAAAGCCGCTTTCCAACGGCTCCGAGCGCACTTCCTTGTCACCGCTCACCGTCTCAAATCGCGGCGCATACCGCGCCAGCAATCGGTTCGTCGCCTCCGCGCTGTCTTTGCCCGCCGAACCAGGGTCTTGCTGGTGCCAGGTATGCACCCTGCCATACGTGACAAAATCCCGCGCCGCTGTTTTTTCCATTTGCATATCGCGCTCATAACTGCTCCAACGCCCGCGCACCACATCCAGCAAATAATAAAAACCGTCAGAGCCGAAAGCCATCAACGCGCCCACGGTGTAATCGCCCTTCGTGCTGTTGGCTTTGTCCCAATAGCGCACAAGCAATTTGTATGTCACGCCATCAGGTAATTTACTGACGGCTGTAAACCACTCGCGCCTGTAACGCTGACCATCTTTCGGGTATGGAAGTTGCTGATACAACGCCGTGAAATAATATTCATCAGCTGCGCGAATCTTCAACATTTCTTCTTTGTTCATAATCGCAGGGCAAAGCACATCACCCAACTGGCGTCCTAATGGATCGGTCAACGGCATATAAACGCCATCGAGCATTTTTTCTTTTTGCTCTTTTTCATTCAGCGCAAACGCACCATCCTCCCAAATGCCAGGCAAAGAGATAATCTTCCACTGATCTGCATTCGGATTGGTTTGCATTTGCTTCATAATGCGCCCCGCAGGATCATCAGGGTGCCAATGCGTCATCACCAGCACGCCCGCCATCGCGCGCGGACGCAGCACCGAGCGGTAAAAGTCCCACGCATCATCGCGCACATCCTGACTCTCAGCCGCGCGATGGTCTTTGATGGGGTCATCCCACAACAACACACCGCGCTGGCGACCCGATAACGCGCCGCCATTGCCCGCCGCCACCATCCCGCCCCGATGGGGTGAAGCCAAATCCCAAGCCGCCACCGCCCGCGAATCACTCGACAGCGTCACAGGCTCCGCGTCAGGGGATAGATTTCCAAACACCTCGGCATATTTGGGCGACATGATCAAATTGCGGACCGCCCTGCTGTTATCGCTCGCCAAATCCGCGCCGTAAGAGACATCTAAAAATCTGAGGTTTGGCAGCCGTCCCAAAGCAAAAGCGGGGAACAGCCGTGAAACCTCTGTACTCTTTCCATGTTGCGGCGGCATCAATAACATCAAAAATTGAATGCCATCCTTCCCGCCAGTTTCCAAATATTTCAAAACCTGATTCAGCCAAAACGCAATATAGTGATGTACCTCATACGCCTTCCACCACCCGCCATCGGTCACATACTCGCCAAAATGCGCCAGGTCATCGCGCGCCAATAAAATGCGCCCAACCTCCAACCGCGCTTCAGCCTGTGAAACCGTCAACGCTGTGCCACGTTTTGCCATTACTTATTTTTTTCCTTCTCAGCCACTTCTGCTTTGAACTGCGCTATCTTCTCAGCCGTATCCAAACCAGCCAGCTTCAATTTTTCGTCAAACGAAAGTCCGCCCAACTCGCCCACCACGCGCTGATTCAACTCCGCTTCCAGTTTCGACTTGCTCACATAATCGCCCATCAACTCCAAAGCCAATTTGCGGTCATTGTGCCCTTTATATTCAGGCTTGATCGCGCTCTGGATCAATGCCTGGTAAATCTCTGCGCGATATTCATACAGCGGAGCCGATTGCATCACCCCGATCATTTCCTCGATTTGTGGGTTGTTCTTTTTCCACTCGCTGATCACGCGGTCACTGGTCAACCCCAAAAACTGAGTCGCCAGTTCATGCTGCGTCTTTGGAACTCGCGGCTGGGGCGAACTTGCCCAGGCGATGTACGCCGCCACGCGCCAATCCCAACCACGCTCGCGCAAACGTAAATATTCGCCTGCGTATTTCAAATCACCGTTCACTTCAAAAATTCCGCGCGCCGTCTCAGAACGCAAACGCGCCTCTTCGGGACTTACAAATCCCGTAGGCGCATTATCTGCTACATCCAACTGCAACGGCAATCTCAACTGATAATCAGGTCTATCCATTTGTTACCTCATGGCGTCAACGCGCCGCTGTTCACCAGCATGATCAACACCATCACCAAAAACGAACAACCGCTCACAACGAACTGCGCCACCAGCGCCCCGATCACCAGCCACACAAATTTATTGACATTGTTGATCCAATCGCTATGGCGTCTATTTTCAGAAACGAGGGACGGCTTGCCATTGCCTACGATCACCGCCTGATACAGGCTCTGCACTTTCTCAGCCAGTTCCTGTTCACGCGCAATATGCAGTGTCAACTGCTCGCCAATTGACTCCAGTGTCCACACGCCGTCCCCGTTCATAAATTATTTATTCGCCAATTTTGCCAAAGCGCCTTCAGCGCCAGCGCCGATAATCAAAGCAGCAAACATCTCAATAGCTCCGATCACCTGCTCCTCGGTCAATGGGAAATCAACCCAAAATGCCTTGATCGCCAGCACAGTTATGCCAGCCACCAATGACCGAAACTTCCACGAGGCAAGCATCGCCTTGAAATTATCTGCAATACGTTTGCCTTCCAAACCTTCGCCCACCATATAGGCAGCCAGCAAACCAAAGAAAGCCAAATTTTGATCTTCGGTAAAAGGCAAATCGGGGAAAACCGCATTAAGCATCATAAAAACAATGCCCGCGATCAACGCAAGCAACACACGAATACGACCTTTATCCATCTGCAACTCCTTATATATGTGTATATGGCAACAAAAAAAGCGCGTCGTGACATTTCTGTCACGACGCGCTCATCTGTCGCAGTTGCCCCGCCGAATGCAGGGCTGCTCAATTACCTATATTATACAAATTTTTCAAAATTTAACAAGAGTCAAATCGTCGCACTACTGAAAATGTGCCGTTTTTATGTTTACGCAAAACGACTACGTCATCACCACCTGCTAAAGCCTGTTCAATCAAAACATCTTTGCGATGATAGTCAATTACATCACCATCTTTTTCTGACATCCACATCCAGCGGTCTGCAAGTTGCCCGCCTACCGTGAACGGATACCAGACGATCACTTTACCTTTGAATTGCTTCTCTACGTTATCAGGTAACATCGTTCCTCGAATGGTCTGCCTAACGGTTTGCGTTACTGGCGGCTTGCGGCTGAACTTGTCCGCTCAGAGCCTACGCCCGCAAGCCGTCCAGTGCACGCAATGTTGGAAGGCGTAGATGGATTTATGTATTCAAATTCAATACGTGTGACTTCGGCGGATGACGGCACACCCATCTCACGCATGAACATATCAATAAACCATTCCACGCTTTGACCTTCAAACCCTTCACGAATAACATCATCGGGTGTGATGTCGTAAAGCCTTTCACGGCGGACATTTACCACGCGGATTTTTGCAAGGCGTTCAATCTTTTCACCCTGCTTCAAACCCATGCACTTTACGCAGGCATTGAGTTCATCGCCTTGCTTCAACATCAGCCAACCCAAACGGCGAGTGACTGTCTTTTGTTGCTTTCGTACTTGCTCAGTTGTGAGCATGAATGAGATATTTCTAGCCATAAGATACCTTTGTCTTAGCCTTCCAACGGTTTGCCTTACCCGCGCGCGATTTTTATAGGATGTTCGGTTGGAAGCGGCTCTTTTTGCGCCACGCTTCCGCTCGTCGGGTGCACGCTTTGTTAGCCACCGCGCTTGCGGGGCATATTGACAAAGTTTTCAAGCACTCTCAATGCTTCATCGGTTCGCGGGTCAATTTGCATTTCGCGGACATGGCGCATTTCATAATTGATACAAGCCAATATTACGGCTTCCCGAAGTTCGGACGGAGTGAAACGCGCCTGCTCAATCATTTGCTCAAGCGTCTTTACAAGATGATTGTATTCGGGGTCATTCATGTATTTTTCTTTTGGAGTTTTCATGCTGATTTCCTTTTGAAGATAGGTGGTTAACGGCTTGCCTTACCCGCAAAAACGGGGAACGCCGAATCTGATAATTTTACCGACTCTAGTTTTTGTCGGGTTCACGCTTTGTTAGACCACAGGCATAGCAAGACCAAGTAACTCATAAGGATACTCTGGGTCTGGAATACGCCTGCCGTCCCAATCAATTAACTTTGCCTCATGTATATGTTGGTGAGGCTTTCCACGCCAAGCACAAGATTGAGGGCAAAGTTCGCCGCTATATTTTTTATGCTCCCATTCTCGCTGGTTGTGTTTTTTTACTTCCTCGTGACTCATGTTTTTCCTGTGGTCTAACGGACTGCATTACCCGCAAGTGGGCGGGGTAGATAAAACTTCAAGATGTGGATAATCTCGAAGGTGGGAAAATGCCTGTAAAGGCGCAGACTCCCACTTGTCGGGTGCATGCTTTGTTAGGCACGCTATCATCTGCCCGCCTAGCCATTCTGTATAAGCGGGTGGAATTGCTTCAACGAGTTCAGCCCTATTCATCCAATCAATACCCATTGCTTTTTTTGCTTTAGCTATGGGATGGACTGATCCCGTCACTGTGATAAATTCGCCGTCTGGATGTTTCTGATCTCCATTCTTTCCGCCGTTGCACGATCGATCGTAATGATTGCACGACATTGGAGCCATAAGAATTTGAGGATTGGTTACAAATAATCTGTGGCGAAAAACTTTCAATCCGAACATTGTTCCGCAAAGCATGAGATAGTTTTTCATCGGCGCACCAAGCACATTTTCAACGATGTAAGGCTTTCCAGTTTTCTCCAGCGCATCGATCGATGCCTGCAATAAATCAGGATGGTTTTCCTGTGTGCCATTCATGCGGGTAATTCTCGAATACCTTTGGCATGGCGGGCTTGCGTGGATGACATCAAACTCTTGGTAATGCTCTGCAAGATATTCGAGCGCGTCTGCCTGGTGAAACTCAAACGGGTATCGCGGTTGTGGGTCTTTATCAACTCCCACAACTTCAAACCCCGCACGGGAATAACCCATACCAGCCCCACCAGCACAACAATATAAATCGAGCAACTTTAGTTTCATAAGAAAGTGCCTAACGGTTTGCGTTAGCCGCACGCGGGCTTAGCAGAACCTTTTTTATTTGACGATACGTTTTTGAGCGCAGACTTCCGCGCGTCGGGTGCACGCTTTGTTGGGCGGCGTTCTAATTTTGCAAGATACTCTGTGGCTTCCTGCTTTTTTGCAAGCACCACATCGGACGTATCAATGATGTATTGCAATAACCGACGACCTTCCATGATTTTTCTCCTTTAGATCATGAGTTGAGCGAGAGCCGCCCAACGGACTGCGTGAGCAGCGGGTGGATTGCGCCAGAGCCGCCGCCACGCAAGACCATAAAATTTAGCCCGACTGTTCACCCGTCTGCTCCACGCTGTGTTC